TACGATCCAGTCAGGCATTGATTCAGGATTATCCATTAGATAGAGCGCAACAGACTCAGAAAATCCAGCCTTGCGTGCAGCTCTAAACATTTCATGTTTTGCAATATAGAACATGTCTAATTTAGTCAGTTCAGGAGTGTGGCGAACTCGACGACGATTGACTTTTTTTCGTGTGGTTCGCTTTCGTGTGTTCGCCATAAAAGAAATTATGACTTACTGATTATTATGAATAGATCATCGACACGCTTTTCTAAGCGATTTAATTGATCCTTCATAGATGACCCTGAATTTGGCTTCAGCTCTGAAAGATAGGATTTAATAACCCAGCGTAGAGCCAGTAATAAAGCGGTCGCAATACTGCAAACGCCAACGCCAAATGCGACCCATTCGTTTGGACTCATTTTTCGGACAATCCATAATCGACCTCTTTACCGGATGTTGGATCTATTGCTTTGACCAACGGAGCAACTACCGCACCAAGTAATGTTGCATAGGCAGGATGAATGTCAGCTACTATTGCTAAAGCAACTGTAATTCCACTAGCTGCCACAGCTCTCAAATATGACTTAATTGCTGCTTTGTGTTTTTTAGATAGTTTCATTAATTGCCTTTCAGTAGTGGGATGTCGAACTCTGCCGGATTGTTGTCCTCAGACTTTTTGAAACTAATATGTAAATGATGATCGTGGCGGTTAATGCCCTTATATTTGCGCCAACGCCAATTTAGAATGGGGCTCGCAATTTTGCCTAAATGAATTACATAACTGATACGCCCTTGAGATTTCCCATACAATCGGACTTGATCTGCCAAATATGCTGAAAGCCTTTTATCGTCAGATAACCGAGCAGAAATGTCCAATCCTCTGACACATCCTGTTTTTGGGTCGGGATTATGATCTGACTTTGGCGCTCGCTGTAAATGTGCCACAGAAGCCAACCATCCATCACTTTTACGATCCCTGTCGGGATAACATTCATTTACTTGATTTCTGAATGTTTCAGCAGCTTTAGATAACCAAGGCTTCATTAGCCAAGTATTGTTTGAAGTTCATCAGCAGTTAAACCCAAACGATCGAGAATTGCTTGGCGCGCTGCTTCTTTTGCTTCGGCTTCAGCCTGACTTGCTAATTCTGCTGCCTGAGCATTTGCCTCATCAATCGCCTGTTGCGCTAATTCTTCTTCATTTAGTTCACGATCAACTACTTCGCCTGTTTCGCAATTTATAATTCTTTTCATTATGACACCCCATATAATCTAATACTGTAATTTGAATCATTTGAAAATGTACCAGTACCTGAAAATCTAACAATGTCTATACTTGTTATTGCTGAAGTAGATTTGTAAGTGCCAGTATAAATAGATAGTGCATCCGTACCTGCTGTTGAATTTCTATAACTATTCATACCTTGAAATCTTTTGAATCTGTTTGTAGCAGTATAATTGTCTATCATTAAAAAACCTCTACCCATATTTACAGGGTCTGTTGATTGAATTTTATCTGCAAATGAAGAAATAGCTGGAAGAATGTTATTTTCCTCTCTTTTGTCAATTGCAACAGTAGTAGAACCACCCAAAGAGTTCATCGCATAAATGCTTGCTGTACTATCGTTGTTTAACCTAATTCTAAACTCAGATCCATCACTACAATAAATACCTTGCCAATATAAAATAAGTTGTTTGTAACTACCTAAAGAAGAAAAAGACAAACTACTTAAAGTGCTTGCTACTGTTTCAGAAATCAAAGTCATACCACCTGATGCTGGTAATGCTGCCCATTTAATTCCATTTGTTGCTGCTGAATCTGCTGTTAAAACATAATCATTTGTTCCAACAGCTAATCGTGCAACTGTATCTGAACCGCTTGCAACAATTAGATCGCCTTTAGCATCAACAATAGTTTTAGCAATTGCGGCACTTGCATTATTAAAAACTGTTGTGTCAATTGCAGTTCCAAGCGTGCGAATTGCAGCTGCACCATCTTTGACTAAATCGGTGTCGGCTGGTGTTGTCCAGCCATAATTGGTGGTAGTTGGCATTTTTCTCCTATTATCAGGCTACTATTGTAGCGTATTCCCATGTTAATGTTGTGGATAAAGTGTTCCATGCTTCGGTGATTGGCGTGGTATTCCAACGCATCGCCACTTGGCTGTAAGATGTTGGTGATAAAGTTAAAGTCAAATAAAGTTGATTAAAACTGACAGACCAGGACCAACCCTCAACATAACCTTCAAATTCGCCACCGGATATTTGATCTGGCAAATTAAGCAAATTGACAGGCATTCCAATAAATACACCAAGTAAAGAATCCCTATCGGCATCATCAATTTCTGAGTTGGTTATTGGGAAAGTAATTGTGTCAAATATAGGTTGCGGGAAAGCTCGTTGTGAAATATAACGATCTGCCACAGCTTGAGCATCCACAGCTGAATGTAATACCGAGTTAATGCTTTCGGCTTTGTAGCCATAAGTGGCAATTGATGTGGCATCGCTGGATGTAACCTGTGATCCAAAATTGTTGCCGTAATTGATGTAAATGTCATTTCTAATATCGCCTGATCTTGTGACAGTAGATAATCCAGCACCTAAAGCGTGGTTGGCATCAAGATCAACATATCCGTTGGTCAGTAAGTAATTTTGCCTATGGTCGGCATCTGCATAACCGATATTGCCTTCATTGTCCTCATATAAATATCCAAATGCTGAATTAGCAATAAGGCTTGCTATGTTGTAAATAGTGTCAGGATCAACTGCTCTATTTTCCATTGTATAAAGACCAGGTTGATCTATTTCACCAAGTCCTAAATTCTGTGCATTAGCCCATGTTTCAGTTGCACTGTAAGTTGCCCATGTTGAAGCTGCTGGCACATCATTCCAAGTGCCAAGTAATACGCTAGACAACAAAGCATAAATCTGGTTGCCGTCATCATCTTGGGCAATTGTGCCGGTATAGATTTCTTTGGCTAATTTGACCAACGATCCCATCGCAATAACTGTGTAATTGACAACTGTGGCTAATGATCCAGTTGCACCAACCTCAACTGTAATATCAGTTATATCCCCACCAAACAAATTAACATAAGTGCCTGTGCTGTCTTTGACTTGCAAGGATAGGCTGTCATTAATATCAAATGGCAAGGTTTGACCAGATAGGGCTGCAAAACTAATTTGGACATAAGAAGGATTTGGCTGTTGGTAAATATCATCCCGACCTGCCTGATGCTGAATATCACTAATTGCAATATCGGTGTAATCAACACCAGCGACAGTTAATTTCCAATCCGGTGTAAATACTGTCAATTTAGCCTAATTCCATTACCACTAAATACTGGCACGCTCCTAGCAGCTGATTGATTAACTACCTTTCCAACAGCTCTAGCAGCACCCTCGCCATCAATGGCATTAACATTAATGTTGTAAATGTTTGGATTACCTGCACCATAAGTAAAGTTAGATGATGGTTTTGGAACTGATGGAACTGATGATCTTGCAGCTGATGGGGCTGGATTTGCAATTGATCCTATATTGACTCCAGGAATAATGTTTACAACTTTAATTAACTCATTTGCTAAAGATACGACTAAGCCAAATGCTTCACGCAAAAATGTAATAAATCCTTGCACAATTCCAATAACTGTTCCAATTCCTTTTCCAAAACTTTCAGCACTTCTTTGAGTTTCATTTAATGATGCACTTAATCCAGCATCGCCAGTTAATCCAGCAATAAACCCATTAAGGGTTGGAATTCCTTTATCGTTTAAGTATGTAATAAACTTTTCAACCTGTGGCAATAAAGCAACGCCCAGACTTTCTTTTGCCTCATCAAATCCAACTTTTAACCGATCTATCTTGCCCTGAAATGTGTCAGCGTTTGTGGCTGCTGCCCCACCATAAAGTTCTGACAATTTGGCTTGAACTTCGGTAAATGTTAATGTCGATAATTCTGCTTTGCTTAATCCAAGTCCTAATCGACCTAATGCAGCTGTATTTCCATCTTGAGCACGACCCAAAGCATTGGCAACAGTTTCAAGATCTAATCCTCGACCTTTTGAAATATCTAAAGCCAAAGCAAGTAATCTTTGAGCTTCTTGAGTATCTTTAGTCGAAACCGCCAACCTCTGCATGGCTGGTCTTAACTGGTCATCTGCAACTCCAGTAGCCAATTATGTTTGCAAAATAAAATCCTCAGTTGCCTTAATTTGGGCATCAG